CTGCAGCCTTCGTGCTCAATTTGTCGAGTTCAGCTTGTTTGTCTTGTCCCCCATCAGAAATAGCCGACAACTTCTTTTGAAAGTCGGTTTTGCCGAAGTCACGCAGCTGCCGGTTTACGTCACGTGTACTGTCTTCTACTGATTTCAGTGCGTCTTGGTAGGCTTGAGCAGCTGCGTCTGCTGCGTCTTGCGCCGTCTTTGCTGCGTCTTGCGCAGTTTTCGCTGCAGAGTTAATAGCGTCTTGCAGATTCTTAAACGCACTCGCTGCTGTATCTAGCTTAGTGCGCTGCGAGTCAGAGTATCCAGCATACTGGTCATAAGTAACACTCGCTAATCCACTTGCACCGCTGATTGAGGGTATAGAGGCTGTAACAGCCAGCATTGCTTTGTCGAACGCTGCCTGCAAACTTGTGACAGAAGTTGTGTCTGTGCCGGACATACTGGCTGTGAAACTAGCGTAACTGGTCTGCAGCTTCTCTGCCTTCTCTTGAGCCTCAACCATCAAATCTGTTGCCTTGACCATCCCACGCGCGGCTTCCGCGCCTGCAACAGAAATGTCCAACAGTGGTTTGTCTAGTTTCTCCAAGTTCTCGTTGACGTGGATCAAACTATCGGCCAATTCCGAGAGTTCTGCCGTACCACCAACAGATTTCGCCAATTTATCGGCTGCCTCTGCACCGTCCATAGAAAACTCAAAGGTATCTTTACCTAGCTTCGTCAACACAGTGTTGACAGTCTCTAGGTTCGATGCCAACGCAGTGAACTTGTCCAAACCTCCAACAGAATCAAGCAGGACTTGCACGGCCTTTGCGCTCTCGAACGTCGAGTCATACAGTGCGAGCCCGTTGTCGCGCAAGATGTTGTTCACCGCTGTTACGTCGTTGCCCATACGTTCCAGAGTGGCGCTTGGGGTTTCGCCGCTATTTGCGAACGCCATGATTTCACCGAACAGCGCCTGTACCATGGCATCGCCGTATCCGGCCATAGCTTTGTCGATGGATTGGCGCTCTTGTTCTTTGGTCATACCGTTACCAATAGCCGCCTGCACAGTTTCTGTGTAACCTGTCACTGCGTCGGCTGACAGGCCGATTGCGTCGGCCCAGCTCTTGACGCTATTGGTCACGAGGTCGGCCATCGCACTCATGTACTTGCTGGTGGCTTCGCCTGGGTCGAACCACTCCTGATTCAGGTTGGTTCCGCCACCACCATCTTGAATAAAGTCTGCACGCCCACCAGTCTTGAACCCGTCTGCTGAGTTGTGGCCGTAGACGAAAGTACCGGCTGCGGTAACGCTGCCATTTGCGCGTTCTATTGCGTTAGATAGAACGTTTGCGGCCCCAGCAGCAGCGGCAATGTATGGCGCTGCTGCCCCAATCTTCATGGCAATACCCGTCATCGTACTTCCGGCAGTTTCCGCCGCAATCGTACTGGTCTGCCACACCTCAGAAAATGTCTGTGCGCCTGTGGCAACCGAAGTTGCCGCACTGAGCATGTTTGTTCCGAATGAGCTGACGGCCAACGATGCTCCATTCAGTACTGACGATAGCCCAGATGAACCTGCGACACTCTGCCCCATGATGCCCTGCGCAATGGCGCTAGAAACCGGCTGTAGCATGGCCTCTATCACGATGCGGAACGGCTTTGTAACCAACACATCTTCCAGTGCTTTACGCAACCCAGCACCACCATCTTTACCGGCAGACATGATGCCGTCAGCGAGCGTTTTTTGCACTTCTTTTGCGACTGCATCCGTCTGCGCTTTGATGGATGCAGCGGTAGCCGTAATGCTTGCCTCTAATGCGCCGGTATCAACCGCGCCGCCAAGTTTCAGCAGTGATCGCCTTGCATCGCCCGCTGCTGAGTTCAATTCTTCAAGTAGCCTGATTTGCCCTGCCGTTACCTCTTTGCCTGATTCGTACTGGGCTTGCAGTTCGTCTTCATATTCACGGGCGTTTTTCGCTGCCAGTGCGTAGGATTCTGCTGTCTGGTCAAGCAACTTCGCAGCATCCGCCCGCACCTTCAACTCAGCTTCCATCCCGGCGATAATCTCTGGCGCTTGCCCTGCCATCGCTTCACGTGCGGCCAACAGTTTTGCATCAGCCTCAGCCTTGCGCTGCATGTCTGCAATGTAGGCATCAACCGATCCGGTGACTTTCTGAGATTCTTTGTCAATCTCGCGCGCTATGGCGTTGCTGTGTTTCGCCATGCTGTTGATGTCTTTTTGGCGTGCGGCCTCTTGCGCTGAGGTGAAGTTTTGCGCTTCGTTTTTAAGGTCTGCCAGTGCTGTGGACTTCGCTTTGCTCTCTGGCCTTGCTTGAGTTACAGCCACGCGCTTAGACATTTCAGCGTCGAAACGTGCTTGTGCTTCTGCACGGACTTTCTCACGCTCACCCAGCGATTCTGCATCGCTTGCAAGCTGGCGCGCGTAGTATTGCGCCGCAGTGATTTCTTGGGATTTGAACGAATCTTCCAGGTCTTTCTGCTGCGTGCTGTACGAGTCTTTGAGCATGCGCTCTTGCGTCGATAGCCATTCTTTTGTCGCGCTTAACTCTTTGCCGAAACCTTCTACTTTTTCGGCTTTGGCTTTTTCTGGCTTTTTTAGTTCTGACTTGTATTCGCCGCTGAGGTAGTCTGCCTCTTGTTTAACAAGGTGATGGATTCTTTGCTCGTATTGCAAACGGGTTTTTGCGTTTTCCTCGCCCCTGGATTGCAATTTTTTGTAATCCTCTACCTCTTTGTGCAGTTCTTGTTGCAGCTTGTCAAGTTGCGTCTGGTGCGTTTTGTCCCATTCTGCACGTTCTTTTAATTGCTTTGCTTCTGCGGCACGGTCTGCGGCCCTAATAGCAGCTAGCGCACTGGTTTTGGATAGCTCGTCATACGCATCACGTAGCGGCTTCAAATCGCGTCGTGCTTCGTTTTTCTCCCACTCGCGGGCCATCGGCGCATTGACAATCGCCTCTTTGCTTGCAATTTCTGCCGCCAATTTTGCAAGCTGTTGTTGTGGCCCAGCAGCGCGCCCAACATTCATCATCCAATCCCATGCGCCTTTAGTTGCGCTGGTAATTGCGTTCCACGATTTCTCGATGGTGCCAAGGTTCGCCGTGATCTGCGCCGTGTTCTGATTCAGCGTGTCGGCATACGCCTGCTGCACCAGCTTTGCGGCTTCTGTCGTCTTACCCTGCGCTTCGAGCGCCTTGACCTGTTCGTACAGGGCCATGGTCAAAAAGCCAGTTGCCTCGTTTAGCTTGATGGATGCTTCTAATGGGCTTTTCCCAAGTTCCGCAAACTGTTTGGCGGTTTCTTCAACAGCCGTTCCAGTTGCTTTCTCAAAAGCAACTGCTGCTGCTGTAAATTTCTCTAAGTTGGCTGCACCAGTCGCCCCCGCGTTGACGAATGCCACCAGCGATTCTGCCGCCTTGCTTTGTGTGCCACTCACTGCCGCCATTGAGCGTGCCATGTCGGACAGTTGGCCTGCTGTCAAACCGACTGTATTGCCGGTGAGGATCAACGCTTTGTTGTATGCATCGAGTTCTTTGCTGCCAGCGTAGTAGGAGTAGCCCAGGGTGCCAACAGCGGCAGCGGCAAGGGTGAACGGGTTTATCAGGCTTACGACATAGCCGCCAAGTGCCCGCGTTGCATTGCCAATACCACCGAACATGTCCTTGAGCTGCCCGCCTTGCTGGAGTAGGACTGTGAGAGGTGCTTGTCCGCCCTGGAGAGATACTATGATGTCAGTGAACTGCGCGGGCACGTTGCGCAACGATGCCGATAAGCCTTTGACGGACGTACCAGCTTCCTGCGCGCGTTTTGACAGTTCAGCAATGTGAGGGTTTGCCGCTGCAAATGCGGCCTTGTTGGCAGCTTCGATCTTTTGCAGTCCTGCCAGTTCAGCCTGCACCATTGCAGGATCAAATCCAAGTCTACGGCCTTTATCTTCCAAAAATGCCGCCGTTTTTGCGCGCCCAAAGTGAACTAGATTCAGTTCTGCATTTTGTACTTCAGTTTTGAATGCGGCCAGCGCTGCGGTTTGCTCTTTCAGCGCCTGAGCTGTTTTCGCAGCTTCTTGCGCTTGTGCTGCTGCCGTCGCCTTATTGGATGTCTGGATTTGGTTGTTTAGTGCCAACAACTTCATTTGCTGCTGGGCAACTGCATCCGCCTGAGCCTTGGCAGCATTACCATCTACCGTCGTTTTTACGCTTGCAATCTGGCGTTTTAGCTCCAGGGTGTGCTGGAGCCTGCGGTTTTCTTCTTCTGCGCCTTTGGCTACCTCTTGCGCCAAGAACTGCTCTTGCCTTGCAACTGCTGCGGATAGCTTCTGTACCTCTTTGAGCTTTTCAAGGTACGGATTCATCACGGCTGGATCAATCCCCATGCCACGCAACCGTACCTCTTCAGCTTCGATGCTTTTGTAGGCAGATTTCAGGCTAGTGCTGGCAACACTCCCAAACGTGGCAATGGCTTTCTCCATTTCGCCCGTTTGCTTGATGATTGTTTTGCTGGCCTTCTCTAACCCTTTTGCGACTGGCAGTTCTGTTGTTCCAACCTTCCCAAGTGCATCATTTGTCTTTTTTGTGATGTCTTGAACAGATTGCCCCAAGTCTGCAATAGACCGCCTTACCGATGTTAGACCCGCACCAATGCCGGACGCATCTACTTCAAATCGTATCGTAGTTAATAGGTCGTCTGACATGGTTCTTAGTCTTTGCTGTTAATTGCGGATAGCGCTTCGGATTCGATTACTCGGATGTCATCAAACATCCACTCGTACTCTTGCTCTGACAATTTCATGCGGTCCATTCGATTGAAAAGCACGTTGTAGTCAAGGCCAGTCACGCCGCCCATACTGGTGCGCCATTGCGTTGATATGGTGTTAAACAGATTGATGGCGGGCATGTTGTCCGGCCATACTTCATAGTCAGGCGCTGCAATGATTAAGGCTGCAATGCCAGCGAGCGATGGACCCATATCCCCGCCGCCCGTCTTGGCATACATCGCCTCAACCGCGCCTCTTAATTTCCCAATTTGCCACTTGTGCAGGCATCGCTGTAAGCCTGGGTGATGGCTGTGGCCGCTGCCGGTGCCTGGTCATGCAAAGCGGCCAGGTTGTCACGTGTTGGCGGCTCTTCAAAATCCCATTCGACAATGATCTTTGACAAATGCGCCACAGTCTTTTCACCACCTTTGGCAAAAAGAGCTTCAAAGTCAACCTTCTCGTCACCTTCCGGCTTTGTTTCGCCGGACTCAGCAAAAAGTTCATTCAAGAAAGCTGCAAATTGGCTGCGCGTCTTGTAGCGGAACGTGACTTTGATTTGGTCTTCTGTACCGTCCGGCAGCGTGAATTTGACTGCGAACGGCTTGAAATTTTCGGGAGTTTTTCCCAATTTGAGTTTGGACATGGATTGCTTTCGTTGTTGTGAGAAAAAGCGCCCGTCTTGCGTGCACGTTACACGCGGGCGTGAAAAAAGCCCTGTTAAGAGGGCTAGGAGAAACAAGTTTGCAGAAGCCCTCGCAATGAGGGCCATAAGCAGCACGTTGGTTATGCGCCGTAACTGATGGCACGGCCATCGAAACCGATGGATGCGCTGATTTGCAGAGGAGTCTCTTTGCCGCCGATTTCAGGGAACTCGGAGCAAGCTACATTGCCGTAGCCATACACGCGGCCCCCACCCGGCAACACCAGTTTGAAAGCTGCCTTGCTAAATGAGCGAGTCAATGCCTGCAATGCAGCAATAGTGGCGTTGGCGGGGTCATATCCCAGCTTCATGTCAACGCCGATGGCTTCAAAACCAACAGGTTGCTTTGTTGCTTGGCGCGAGCCAATAGGATCGACGGTTCCGTACTTGATGCCGCCGCCGTTTGTGCTGATGCTCAAAACTTGCGGGAACTCAACCCAGCTCGAAACTTCTTTGGTAGTGCCGGTGCCTGTACCTGCTGCATAAACATTGGTATCTGTAGAATTTAATCCGTCAATATCAAATGTGTCAGCAGTCTGAGAATCAACTTCAAAAATTGTGTCGCTTGCGTCTTGCCATCCGCTTTCAAAGAGTACAGGATCACCGTCGGTGTAGCCGTGCGATGTTGCTGTAGCGACAGCAGGATCAGCGTTAGTAACGCCGGTAACAGTCTTTGGCGATGCAAAAGTTGTGCTGTAGTAGGCTTTAGTGCCTGCGGGGAAATGGTAGCTCAAGATTTTCTTTCTTCCGGGTATCCCGGACTGCGAATTGCCCGCAAAAGGGCGTAAAAAAACCCGCCGAACTTGCGTTGAGCGGGTTGCTGTGAAGCCCTTTTACGGGCACAAAAAAAGCGCCTTTAGGGCGCTTCTGTTGTTTTGGGTTTTTGTCTTGCCTTACCGGCTTGACACAACGCTGTAATCACACATCGCCCCATAAAGAGCCATGTCCGAGTCGTAAATACTTGTAGGGGCGCTCAATGGCCGCGCCTGGAATGCAGTGGCCGTAACCATGGCCGTTTCAATCTGCGCCATGAGCGAACTGCACGCGCTGCGGGTAGTTCCCCACACGTTGAACTGAAAGCGCCCGATCTGCTTGTCCGGTACGGTGTTAGCCAGATGGCTGAATGCCTCGCCGCCAACTTGCGTGTAAGTGATGTACGGCAATGTCGTGCCGAATGGCGCAACGTCCGGGAATACCCGGTTGCTGCACAGGCTCTTGATGGAGTCAAAAATTGATGCTTCGATAGTCATGCCAAAGCCTCTCGAATCAGCTCTTTCATGCGATCCTGTGCCGCCTGCACTGCTTTCTCTTTTGCGGCTTCGTAGCCGGAACGTAAGAACGACTTTGGCAACCAGTAAACAGGGCCGTCTTTGCGTGGCATCCAGTAGGCGTCTTTTTGCGCCTGAGATGCCTTTCGGCCTGGAGGTTTCCCAGTTACGCCTGGGCGCTTAACGGTGTACCACTCGCCGTTTTTGTCAGTACGAACCATGTACCGCTGCCACCTGCCAAACTCAATCCAGAATCCGATGGTGGTAGACGGCAGCGCGCCTTCGCCAGCTTGGCCTTCTTTGTTGTTCTGTGAGTGGCCTTTGCGCCAGCTAATGTGGTACGTGGCAGATTCGCCCAATATGCCGCCTTTACTGTCCACCACGAACTTCTGATAAATTGCGGCTTGCAATCGCTTCGATCCCCCGATTGCTAACGCCCTGTGCTTCACTTCCTTGTAGAACACATCCGACCCGGCAAACGCCGCCTTTCGGATGGCAGACTTCATCGCATCTTCTAGCCCGTCGAATTTCGCCAGAAGATGGTCGGTGTCGAACTCAACTCGCAACATTGACGCTAACCCCGATCAAATCCAAATGGATGTTTTTCTCATCCGGCAAAACCGCCTCGATTGCATAAACCGTGGTGCCATGCACAACCCGCATGCCGGAATTAACGCCATCCAATCGAAGGATGCGGATGGATGCCTTGATGCTGCTGGTGTCGCTGTCGGACTGGATGGCGCTTGCGCCGCTTTTGTGTTTAATGCTGGCCCACACAGTTGCAAACGTCGCCCATGTGTTCACCATCTGGCCATCTGCCGCCTGTGCTGGGGACGGGGACTGAATAGTGATGCGCTTGTCGCGTTTGCCTGCGTCCATCAAAATCCCCAAACCTTATGCATACCCAGCAGCGCAGCAGCGCCCATAGGTATGTCGTGCGATTGATAGTCGCCCGCAGTCTCGCGCCGTGCGTACCAGTGCCCAATCAACAGAAGCATTGCTTGTCGCATCGCCACCCATGCCGAATCGTCCGGCCCGCCGATAAAGTGCGTCCCTGTGCCGGTGCCAGTAATGTCAATCGCCGATCCGCCTTCTGTGAGCGATAGTTGCAGCGTGTCACCACTCACTCCTATGGCGTAGTAATTGGTGTTTATTGACAATCCAGCGGGCAATGCGCCGCCTGTATTGCACAGCCGTACCACGTCGCCGGTTGCTATCGGGTGCCCGGTGGCGGTGAGAATGTTCGTTGTTGCGTTTACAGCAAACGGTGTGGCGTACCCGGAGATAAAGTCAACAGTTACGGCCTGCGGATGATCGTAGGTTACTGGCCATGTAGCGTTGTAAGTCAGTTCCACGCATCCAGGTGCTTCGTCATACTCAATCACGTAACTCGATTCCGATAGCGTTTGCGTAGCTGCTGCTTCGTCCAGGTACGTGATGCCGGTTACTTTGCGCAGCGGCGCTTTCAACCGCATCTCGCCAAAATGCTCAAACGTAGCGCGCATGGCCTGCGTCATCATCATCCTGTTTGTCGCTCCTTCGGCATGGCTGCGCGCAGCAGTAATGAGCGCTGTAATTAGTGCATCCTCATCGCTGCCATCTATCCGGCAATGTGCTTTGGCTTCGGTAAGACTGATTGGCTCTGCTGTAACGCCTGAGCGGATGGTGATGTTGCCGTGCATTTACTTTGCCTTGCGGGTGTATGCGCGTTTGAGCATCTTGTTTTCAGGCGATGCTTCTATGGCTTTTTCTTCGTCAACATGCGAAAAAAAACCAGCAGAAGCTGGTTGTTTTGGTACTGGTGTTGCCGGATCGGGTGGCGCTTCAACGGCCCACCCTTCGCGTACAAACACGGTCGCTAACTCACGTTCTCCTTTTGATCCGCGCAAATCATGTACGCTGCCAGCTTCGTAAGTGGCAAGGTGAATGCCATCAATTGATCCTTTTTGCGTAGAAAGCATTTTGATTTTCATGGTGTGTGCCTGTGTTGCTTTGCAATGCGCCAGATTGCTCAGACGCATCAAAAAGCATTACCGCTTAAACGGGTGGGTTATCCGTTGGCGCATCTGCCGGATGGCCCAACAGCCACACACCAGCCAAGAATATGTCGCCAGCGCCATTGCCAGCAGGCGTTACTGTCACGCGGACATAGCGCTTGCCGCCGATATAGCCAATCTTGCGGGTTTCCGCATCATCAGCAAACGTGAACCCGGCCAGGGCTTCGGTGCCAAGTAGTTGGGCATCAGCCACGGCTGCGTTATCCGACAAATTCGATACGTTGCCGTCTTCCACCAGTACGGTGAATGTGGCGTCGGCATCGGTGTTCGTGCCGGTAACAATGACGAACTCGCAAGAGCCATAACCAGCGGTATCAACGATGGTCGATACGATGGCTGTGTTGTCAGTGCGGGCTGCTACTGGAGCGATGCCAACAAGCGGGTGAATGTTGTTGTGGAGGTCACGTGTAGACATGGTTTTCTTTCAAAAATGGTGAATGCATAAAAAGGCCACTGGTTAAGCGGCCTTTTTGATTAGGTGGAGCACTTGAGTTTTGCGATTGCTTCCGGTTGAACAACCATTCCACCTAAGCGGCGGCGGAACATGAACCGAATGTTCCCACTCGTAGCCTGTGTATAGGGGTCTCTCAACATTGACATAGCGACTCTATCCACCAAACAATACGCACGGCTCCAGTCACCATAGGCCACTGGGTAGGTATTTGAACCTTCGCTTGGCATATCTGGCACTTCGACATACGGATCGCCGTCGATAGTGCTCGGCTTGCCAAGTGCCAGGCCGGGTTGCCATACATACTGGGTTGTCGTACCGTCCTTCAGCTTGCGTACTGTGCCAAGAGTCGTGCGGTTAAGCGCCCAGCTTGCGTTGCGGGTATAGGCAGTCTTCAGGCTGTGCTTGAGCGAAAGCAAACCGTCTGCTGTGATAGCAGATGCGCTGCCGCTGTTCACGCTGGAAACGCTGGAGTTGGTCATAAAGCCTTCAGGCTTGCCGACACCAGTGCCAGACACAAACGCAGCACCTTCGGCGACTGCAAATTGTTCAGATACTTCTGCTGCAATTTCAGCGGCCAAGTTGAACGCGGAATCTTCAAGATTCTGTTCGCTGATGTCGATCATCGCGTACAGCTCATGCGTGAAGATTTCCAGCATTCCATAGGTCAAGCCTGTGGTTTCCGTGCGGGTTGCGTTTTCAGCGGTCCAAAGTGCGGCAAATTGGCCGGTACGCTTTGGCAACAGGATGGACTTGTTGCCAGTGGTACGGATGCGTGCCAATTGACGTGCAGGGCTGATTTCGGTCACGGTCTTGATAATCTCGCGCACGTATTCAGCCGGTGCCAAGTATCCGCCAGTGGCGTCATTGCTGACGCTCATGGCTTTGTACTCGTTAGCAACGTCGTGCAGCGCCTTTTGCTGGTCTTGCGTCAGGTTCACCACGCCCTTGGTGTGTGCGTCAACGACTGCACGCGCCCATTGATTAACGTCAATTTTTTGCTTATGGCCGATGCCGCCAAACCCTTGACGGTTGAACTTTACCTCCAGGTCTTCGACTGCGGTTTTTGCTTCTTCAGCGGCCAGCTTTGCAGCCTTCACCTCGTTTTCAGCAGCAGTCAGTTTGGCACTGATGGCGTCACCAGCTTGCAGGGCTTTTTCAAGGTTTGCAAGTTTGGCCTCGATGTCGCCTACGGCTTTACCATCGGCTTTGGCTTTGATCGCCTGGTCATTGGTGGACTTGAACTCTTCCCATGCGCGGCCTTGGGCCTCGATGATGGTTTTGATTTCCGAGAGATCGGACATGATTGGTTTCCTCTTTGGGCGTAAAAAAACCGCCTCTAGGGCGGTTGCGGTTTGGACGAAAAAAAACCGCCTAGTGGCGGTTGTTTCGTTGGTGGCAGTAACTGCCTATGCTGGCACTTTTCGCTGCTTGAGAGCTGCAATCAGGCTTTGCATATCGTCTTCACCCGCATCACGCGGCCCAAGACTTTTGACGCGGGCGATAAACGCCTTCGCTTCTGTGCGGCTCAAACCTACTTCACGCAGGTATTGCTCCGCAGATTTCAAATCTTCAATAAATTCGATGTTCTTGACACCTTGCACGCGGGCTACATCCAGTGCAGGAAAAGTAACCAGGCTAACTTCGTAAAGGTCTACTTTTTTCAGCGTACGAATTCCAGTCACACGGTCATAGCTATCTTCGCGGGTGGCGAATCCGATGCTTAGGCCACTTATGGCTTTCATTTTCAATAGCTCATACGCCTCTGCACCGCGTACCGTTTTCAGCGCCAATTGGCCGGACACTTTCAGGCCAATGTTGTCCTCAAACATATCTGTGTACACGCCGCATGGTTCACCGCTTCGGTGCTGCCACAAAAGCGCCGGGTATGTGCCTGTGGATTTGTGTTTTGCCAAAGATTCTGCAAAAGCGCCTTGCGACACGATTTCATCGTAGCTATCAACGACCCCGAAAACGCTTCCGTACCCGTCAAATGTGCCATCGCTTTGCAGCGACTTCAATTCAAATGCAAAGTCACGGGTTTTAGTTGCCATGGTTCGGTTCCTTACAGTAAAAGCAGCAGCAAGCTATCGTCCTCACGCCGCTGCCTGTTGTAGTCAAAAAATGGTTCATCTGCCGGGTATAACGAAACACCTCGGCTATATGTCGGTGTCGGTTCTGGAGGAACAGGAGCCGTATCAAAATCAAATGCCGCAGTGCTGAACGCCGCAATCGCAAACGCACTAGCTGCAAAACTACTCATTACGCACCACGCCACAGATTTCCGCTGGTGCCGTTACCAGCGATAAGAGCGCCGTTCATCTTTTTGGCGTCTACCGGAATCGTTGTGGCTTGCAAACTGGATAGCAACTCTGCCGCAATCTCTGCCGCCGTCGGCCCGCTGCCACCGATGGCCGTCGTGGTGTACGCCGCGCTGGTTTTTCGCTCGACGTAAACGCCTGATACCGGGGTGATCGTTGCATTCAGGTTTCCGGTGATCGTGTAATTGCCCGGATTTGGGAATTTAAGTGTCCACCCGTTGATGCAGTCGAGCTGGTAAAAGTAGGCGCCACCCAGGTCGAGAGCTTTCCATGTGTGTGTGACAGGATGGATGGCCCCTTCCTCGCTGTCTTCAAAGTCGCGCAGCGATGCGTGGAAAGCAGGCAAGTCCGTGATAGAGGCTGTTGACTCTATCGTGAGCGTGGCAGTGTCGAACGTGAGTGCCATTGGCTTTATGCGTCAGCCGTGCGCACTGCGGTGCCTGTGCCGCCTGTGCTGGTTACGGATAGTGTGGACTCAAACGGGACAATCGGGCTACCGCCACCATTGCGCACACGATACCGGCAGGTGAATGGTGCGCTGTACTGCATCGCCGCGCTGGTGATGGTTGCGCCAGATGCCACTGCATCAATCATCGGAATGAATGCCGATACGCTGCTGTATGTCTGCGAAAGCGCAGGGCTAAGGCCCGAGAGCGTAGTGCCGCTCCAGCTTGAATAGGTGTACCTGTCGCCGTCGATCCGCACCACGCCCGATGCGGGGGTGTCGGATGCCAGACCGGTTACTGTCAGCGATGTTGCGCCGCTGGAGCCGGATACCGTGTATTCGGTATCGTTGATCGTGCCACCCGAGTCCCGTGCCACCAATACGTAATCGCCCGACACAAGGCCGCCGATCTCAACGGTAATCGAGGATGGCGGGATTTCAACGGTGCCGTTGTGCGAGACAAGCTGGTAGTTTTTGCTGTCTGCGGACAGTACGCCAGTCAACCACCAGCCTTGCGCAACGAACCATTTGCCGCCCGCGTAGGTGCCGAAGGGTGCAGCAAGGTTTTCTGCGTAGGATTGGCCGGGCAACACCCGATACCGCCATCCTGGCACGCTGTTGAATGTGATTGTGCTGGATTCGGAACACGCCCACATCAGCGCCTGGTACACGTTGGCCAGCGTGACTGAGTTGGCCAGGGTGATAGTGCCCTTGTGCAACAGGCTGCCTTGACCACCGCCGAGGTCTTGCGTGGTGTCGCCATACGCCAGGGTGATAGACTGGGTGCCGGGTGTTGCCGTGCCACCGATGTCGGACGAGAAGTACCCGGCTGCGATAACCGGTGTCATGGTGCCCGCATCGACGTTGGTATCAACCGCTGTTGACAGCGCTGCCACCTGCTCGCCGCCTGGGGATAAATCCACATCGAAGTGCGAGTAAGTTTGGCCGTATTTGCGCGAGTAAACGGTGATGTCTTTCAGCGTCGTGTCAGACGATGTGGACTTGGCTTTCACCAGAATCTGGAAGTTTGACGAGTCCGCATCCGCCCAGTACTTCGTTACTTTTGCGCCGTTCTGGTAGATGTAAACTGGACTTGATGCAACCAACGAACCAAGGATTTTTAGGCCGGTGTACTGAACATTGGATGCGCCGGAGCCTTGCTCGATAGACCCGAACTTAAACCATTGCGAAGCGGCATCATTGATGTTGACGCCGTTCAGCAACGTCAGAGCCATCGGGCGCACTGCGTTACGTTTACCGGCTAACTCTGACGGGTTGGCACCCAGAATAGAGACGTTATCGTCCCCTGTGGGCGATGCGTCGTCGGCCAGGTCTTGCAGCCACTCATGCAATTCCAGGGTTGTGAAACGGGCATCCGTACCCGGTACGAAAGCAGGGCCAGTGATTGCGCCGTCTGTTGCGATGGCAAATGTTGTTGCGATGGTCATGGCTATTCGTCCGAGATTTGAGAAACGTAAATCGTGCTGGCCCCGTCGGTTGCTGTCATCTGTGTTTCCCAAGGGATATACGTCGGCGATGCAGACGCTTTGCGAACCTTGATAAGCCAGTTATCAAGCGCTGATCCGTACACGGTGACGGCAATCTCTACGGTGCTGGATGCCGCCGTGCCGGAGTAGTGGGTTGTAGTGTCGCCCTGGTCACGTATCAGGATTGACGAACCGACAACCACGTTTGTCAGCGTGAGTGTGTGCGTCGCAGGCCAACCACCATACCCATGGTCAAACTCATAAGCGCCAACGTCGTAAGCAGCAGCAGCGCCATTCATGTAGTTCGGGCGCACATCGTCGGCAATGTCGTATGGCAATGCGCCGTAGTACAGCACGCCGGTTTCTACTTGTGGACTGGTCGAAAGCGCGGGACGGAAATCGTTGTTTGCGTAGTCAACAAAGTCGGTGGTTGCTATCGTCAAGCGCGTAGCAGACCCCCAAGCCTCGCCAGATAGCCCAGCGTTATTCGCCGCGCCCTCCATGCTGGTCGGCTGCGTGCCCCAGTTCGTTGTATTTCCAATGCTTATGTTGTTGTAGTAAAAGCCTTGGGTATTCGAGTTCGCGGGGTAGAAACCAGTCGTGTTTTTTGACGATTGGCAGTTAGCCACAGTGATGCCGGCGATGTACTGGTCAATATAGATACCGCGATCCCAGCCGATGCTTATGCAGTTTGTCACGGTAGACAGGACACCTGCGACTGTTACGCCGATTCCATATCCGTCAGACCTGCCAACTACAAACATGTTTAGCAGACTGCATTGCGGCTTCTGTGCAGCAATGCCGCCGTTGTTGTATCCAGTGCCAACAACAGCCACCGTAAATCCGTCCACGGTTATACGGTACTTGGCCAGGGTGATTGATGCATTTGATCCGTTGGGCGATCTTTGAAATTTGTACCCGGCACCGTACACGCCGCCATGGTATGCAGCGCTGCGCACACCGTTTACCTTCGACTCGATCCGTGTCGCAGCAGCCGGGACGTTGATGCTCAGGTCTGCTGAAACGATTTCTGTGTACGCTTCGCCAATCTCGCAGACTTCGGTGTCATAAGCAGATGCGCCAGAGCGGGCGCTGTTCCACGCGACCAGCCCATCGTAAATCCGCTCGCTGCCGGATGATCCGTACCTTGCCAATTCACCAGATGTCAACCCCAAGAAGTAAGCGCCCTTGACTGTGTGCGTACCTGATCCGGCAGATGATGTGTCAATCCGCCCTGTTGACCCGCCAGCAATAGCATGCTCCGCTGTGTCGTACAAATTGAATGTGTTGCTGGCCGTTGACTTCGCGTAGTACGTGGTGCCTGCTGTAACACCGGTGGGCAGTGCGCCGGTGGTTGAGAACGCAACACCAGTACCGTCTCGCAGCCCGTGATTCGTCAATGTGACAACGGCAGGCGTCGCGTTGCTGATCGTGACGGTTTTACCCGTACGGCCACCAAAGCAGACGAGGCTGTAGACGGTAGACATTACGCGCGGATCTCCTGCGCACGACCTGCGCCGATCAATCCAGCGGCTTCGAGCGTGGTCAACGCTTCAACGACACGCGGATCGTCAAGGTCTACGCTAGTTCCGCCAGGATCTGGCGTCGCCCAGTCGAGCATCCTGACGAATAGCTCAACCTGTACGTTTGTTTTTGCAGCCGTCAGGATGCCTGCAAATTCGTTGCCAATGCGCCCGATGAATGCGAGTTTCGTGAGCCTGCGCGCTGGTGATGCTGGTTCAACCTGCACAGGTTCGGCAATGTGATTGCAAACGTCAAAACCCATGCCATCAAAGGGGTACGGCTCGTCTGCTGTGTAGGCGTGGATTGTTTCGCCTGTGGCGCGGTTGGTTACTTTCCAGGTAGTCATGCGTCTTTTTCAATCTGCGTTGCGGTCAAGATATTTCCGAAGGTGTCGCGGGTAACTGTCGTTTCAGTTTTGCGTGTCGGCATGCTCAAAATTACATTTGGCGCTGGAATGGCGGGCATTTCTGGCATAACGGCCTCGAAATTGACATTCGGCGCGGCCACATCCACTTTTACATCAGCCGGAGCTACGTTTACTATTGGCGCGGCCACGTTGACGGCCTGCGGGTACACATTCACAACTGGTGGCTGTGTTTCTGGCACGTTTACCACCACGTCAGCCTGCTTCTGTGCTTCATTGGTGATGTTTATGACGTTTTCCGGAGGGTTAATCTTGGTTTCGCCGGTGTTTACCGTCACATGTATCGGTTGCACGGCGTTTTTCGATGCCAAAGTCTGCATGTGCAATAGGCTTTTCACCTCACCAATCTCTGAGATAGCCTTTGAAACTTGCTGATCTTGTGCCGTTGTGTCAGGGGTTGGTGGTTCTGGCGTCGGATCATTCGCGCCGATCATGTTCAACGGAATAAGCGGCTCATCCAGACCATCAATCGGGTTCAAATCTTCTAATGCACGCACTTCGTTGCGGGTCATGTAGCCGTTGGTGATGGCTGATGCATAAAACGCTGATCTCGATTTCACGTCGCCACGCATTAAGCCCTGCACTGACAATTTTGTGAAATAACCCTGTGCAACCTCTTGTTTCGTGAGCAAATCGCGGTCTAACGACTGCTCCCAGCGCTCATTCCATGGCCCAAGCGAATGCACCACATGGGCAATGAAAAACTGTTCTGCGCTGGCAAATGTGCTGGTTTTATCGCTGTACCCGGCCATTTGCGGGAACACGCGCATGAACCGGCAAACTTCCTCTATCTGGTGCCTGCGTGTCTCCAGGTGCTGGCTGTCCACGCCAGTCATACTCATCTGCGAAAACTTCGCGCCCTGGTCAAGAACCAGTGTCTTGTATGCATTGCCGCCTGTTGTGGCATCCTGAAACGCTTTTTTCAGCGCTGCACGGCCTTCTGCCTTCAACTCGCCGTCCATGGAGATGATACCCGCCGCTTTTGCGCCGTTCGCATGAAAGCGTGCGTGTGTCTCTTCTGTGGCCAATGACAGCCCGATGGCTTCACGCGCCAGGTCAATCACATCAAGACCTTCGACACCATTCCACGAAGGGCCACGAAGATGAAAAATTGACGATTTTGGGAATGGACGCTGTGTGCCATCCAGCATCTTCACCCAGTACGTGACGTTGGCATCCGAATTTTGCTCAATGCGCACGCATTCAGGCATGACAGGTATCAGTTCCTTCACCTTGCCGCCGCTACGGTTGATGATGGCATAACCACCTTTGGCGAAGATGGCATGAAACATCATGGTTTCACGAAACTCAAATGATGTCATCCAATCGTTCGGCCTGCGCGCCAGCAGTTGATACAGCGGATGTTCACGTGCTGCACGACTGCCGCCGTTTGGCTCTTCCTGCATCAATTTCAACGGTATCTGTGCGATGCCTTCAGCCAGTACACGGGCGCACGAAAACGCAACAGATACACGCAATGCGTTTTGCCAGTTTACGGGCGGGCCGGCCTTACTAGACATACCACCTTCAATGCGCGACCATAGATCATCAATGCTTAGGGCTTTTTGCTCACTGGGACCGAGTAGCGCTGTCAGGAAACTCACTGATTACCGCCTCGGAAATGGCCGATGACGCCCATAAAAAACAGGAACGCTCCACCAACGATCAACCCGGCAGGCGTGTAAATCATGCCTGCGCCGGTACTGACAAGCGCACAGCCTGAAAGTACAGCCGTTGCGCGGATGGTGTTTGGGGTCATAAAAATAATGGTTCGCAGTCGTTTAGGTAGGAGTTGTTTACAACGGGCTTTGCCGAATTGATTAGTCCAGCAGCCATCACAGCGGCCACAGCCAAGTCGATTCTCCCGGTTGCCTTTTCCTTGCTTAGTTTTCTGTTCTCTGCGCCATCTTGTTCGATGACTGCATTGCTCATGCACCAGTCCAGTACCTTGTGGCCTGGGTGCGCTATTTCGCCATTTAGTAGCATGCGCTCGAATGTCTCTACCGCTGGGCTAAAGTCTCTGTAACCTTGGCCCACGGGCTTCATTTCTGGCAGTGTGATGCCTTCATCACTGGCCATAGCCATCAAATCTTCAATGCGCCAGCGGTCATACCCGACACATACCACGTCGAAAAACTCGCACATGGCCGATAGCTTTTGCAGGACGATGCGCTTGCTGATTGCGCGTCCTGGTGTTGTCTCTAGCAAGCCTTCGGCACGCCATTGGATGTACGGCACGCGGTCTGTGTCGGCTTTGCGCTGTAGGTCAACATCAGGCAACCACGCAAACGGCACCAGTAGCCACGGCTCGCCAGATTCTTCTGGTTCAACCAGAAACACCATGCCGGTCAAGTCTGTAGTGCTGGAAAGGTCAAGCCCTGCATAAGCCCTGCGGCCACGCAAGTCGCGCCAATCGAACTCACGCTGTACACTGCGCCATATTTCGCCGCTAATCCATGGGCTTTCTGCATCTGTCCACTGGCAGAAGTTGAGCCTGCGCACAATCGCCTCTTTCGACGGCATGCCTTTGGCCTCTACCACCTGTTCCCGGATGTACTTGATGCCCGGAAGATTCGCGTCTTGCAGACTCGGATTGGCTTTCAACCAGCAATCCTCATCTGAAAAAGGATCATCATCTTCATCTAACGCGCAAATGTACGGGAAGAATGCATCATCCTGCACCTCACCAGCAGCCACCTTCGCGCCGTATTCGTGATAGCCCCAGCACGGCCCCATGCGGTTGTGCCCAGCGTTGGTAATCATAAAAATCAGCGCCTGCCTGCGCGACTTCGTACCTGCGCGCATCATTTCGACCACCGTATTCGTCTTGTGCTCGTGCAGCTCGTCAATCAGCCCGATGTGCGGTCGTGGGCCTGATTGCCCATCGTCGCTGCTTATCGGGCGAAAGAACGCGCCTTGGGCCATGTACGCCAGATTCCAGCACCGTTCGCCAGTACCAGACTTTTGCAGGCGCTTCGATAACTCTGGCGACTGGTCAACCATTGCCACAGCATCCCGAAACAGGATCATTGCCTGGTCTTTTTTCGTCGCAGCGCTGTATATTTCTGCCCGTGGCTCATTGTCTGCCACCAAGCCTTTCATGCCGATACCGGCAGCAAGCGGACTTTTGCCTGATCCCTTTGCCGTCTCGACGTAGGCAACACGAAAGCGCCGGTATCCGTCAACACCTTGCCAACCGAACAGTGAACCAACTACAAACTTCTGCCAGGGTAGCAACTCGAAAGGCTTGCCCTCGAAGTCGCCGCCGTTGAGTTTGAGCACATCGGCATAAAACCCCTGCGCGTCGTTCGACTTTTCAACGTCCCACTTTAGCCCGCGCTGCTTACCGTCTTTGAGGTCGCGTAAGTGCCGCTCACACTGCGCCCGGACGTGCGGCCCTGCCACACGCTTTCCATGTACAACCTCTTGGGCATACGTCGTCACGCTATCCGAAATAGCGGGCGGCTTTGTTTTCTTGCTGGCTGTCATCAGGTGTTGCGGTAACTCTGGTTCGCGCCGAAGGTGTCATACCGAACTCAGCGGCAAAGCGCACCACGTCGGCACGTGCTTTGTTGGCGATACCTACAAGCGGGTTTTGGATGGCGTTACCGTCCTTGGTTTTAATAAGCAGTGCCGCATTGACGCCATCTTTCGATGCCATTTGATTGACGGCCCTTTCAGCTTGCGCCCAGCGCCCGTATGCTGCACAGTAAGCGGCCAATGCCGCACGATCCAATTCTGTCATCAGACCTGCAGCATACAAAGCGCTGCATACCCGGCCCCACTCTACCTTTGCGTCATCGCATAGGAACGCTGGAGGGGTTGGCTCGCAAAGCGGCAATACTGCCTCTTTCTTTGGTAGCGAACGTTTACCTGGTACGCCTTTTACCAGCTTTAATGCTGTTGGCGTTGGCTTTGTGCCGGGTTTCATTTTTATATTGTTCCAGGCTGTAGCCGCCGTGGGATGTGCGGGTGCAGCTATTTATTGTGTAGCGCGTGGCTTACGGTGTGCTTCGCTGATGATCTTTGGAACCGTTCGATTCCAGTTTATTTTGTGGTGCAGCCGTGGGTGGGGGCTTCTGTTGTCGATAAGTTCGCCAACTTTGACTGCTGACGGGCAATACATCACTGAGTAAAACGATTTGATGTAAGTACCGCTGTCGATATATAGTTCTGTCATGCCGCCGCTGTTTTGCTGCGTTTGAAGCTGGTTTAACTGAGCCTGGAACACGGTAAAGAACAAATCCCCGCGCCTTCCTGCTGTGGTGTATGTGTTTACGTCTTCGTTTATACGGCCAAAGAATTGGAACGGGCGGTCTGTGGAACAGATAAAACTGTTCATGCACTTACGGTTTATTTTTGGCGTGTCATCACCAGCGCTATTGCCACCGATATGATCGCCGCCTTGACTGAGTGCAACGCTAACCGCTGGGACTGATAGATAAAAATCAAGCATGGCTGATAGCAAATCATCCATGGTGGTTTTTATTCTAGCGCTGACGTAATTCAGTTTACTGTCGTGCCGAATAAAGAACGATGTGTAATCGTCATCTAACTGAATGAAATACTTGCAACCGACTTGTTTAGCCAAGTCCCAGCATGAGTTTCTGGCGTAAATGATGGCGCGGCGGTCATTGAAGTTGTCGCCTTCATCGAATGTCTGTGCCACTGCAGCCTTGTCAAATTGCAATACCTTGTCGCCAAAGTTTTTGCGGTAGTCAGCTTCTGTCTTGTCCTCGTTATCAATAACGATGTAAATCTTGCCGGTGTAACCAGCTTTGATTAGCGTTTGGTAAGTGTGGACTTTGTACGGCCTGCCATGCGTGAGAATGAACGCGCAAAAATCATCACGCATCTTCGCCTTCCTCGCTGCACTCAATATCTGCAATTTGCCCTAAACGGCTAGTCAGGTGGACGAATCCGTTTTCTATCGCTTTGTCAAAATCAATAATGACTAAGGCGGATTGCTCCATAAGGTCTTGTACAGTAGCGTCTGAATGTGCGTAAAACTCTGCGATGCGCCCAAAGTGAAACACAGTGTGCCGTTGGGCAGCTTCGCGCAAAAATGCAGCAATGTCTTTCGGCAAGTTGGCATCGTTGATTTTACGAACTAGCTCTGCTGTTTTTGTGTCGTTATAGAGGTTTGCAACGTCAGGCTTTTCTGTCTTTATCTCATACGTTGGAGCTTTGATTTTCTTGCTGTATGTGTCATCTGGCGTTGCATCCTGATTGCTTTCAAGCCCCATAGCATCGGCAAGTTCGTCGGCATCGAAACCGATCAACTCCATAGAGAAGCCGTCCTCATGCAGCGATGCAAGCTCAACTTGCAGCAATTCTGTATCCCATCCGCTGTTCAGCGCCAGCTTGTTATCCGCAATGACGTATGCCCGTTTCTGGGTTTCCGTCAGTCCAGCAAGCTCGATGCACGGTATATCTTCCAGGTTCAGCTTGCGTGCTGCTAAAACCCGTCCGTGCCCTGCTATGATGCCATTCTCACCGTCAATCAGGATCGGGTTAGTCCAGCCAAACTCGCGCACGCTGGCCGCTATCTGGGCTATTTGCGCATCACTGTGAGTGCGGCTGTTGCGCGCATACGGTATCAAGTCCTCAACCTTGCGGGAAACTATGACAGGCTGTTTTTCGTTACTAATCAAGCGTTTGACCCCTATTG